ATTTATACCGTTACTCTGGAAGTTTGACTTTACCTTCACGCAATAACTTCTCACGATTTGCCATATGTTTCAATTGAATCTCTTCCTTTGAACCACCGAAGTATGCGACTGCATGTCCAGCTTCTACCAACATATCTGTTAGTCTTCTATCATCAATAAGAAAGTCACCAAGGATTCTTCCGAACTTACCCTTTGCATCTTCTCCACTCTTATCAATTTCTGTTTTAAGAACTTGCATTGAACCGATAGGTAAATGGTCTTTGACAAACTGTTTACTTGCCAATCCAAATGCTTTCTCTGTTAAATCTCTGGTTCTAGATTCTGGAGTATCAATCCCCATCATCCGAACTCTTTCTTTGTGTAACCAAACACCAAATCCTAAATCAATATCAATATCAACTGTGTCACCATCGACAACTTTTAGAATCTTACATCTATACTCATACATTTCTTTCTCTCTCTCATTTAAGTTTATCCCCCAGCAAAAACATTGGGAGAACCAGCTGCAACTGAAGTGCAACCAGATATTGCATCACCAACTCTACCACAACCTTTACCATTCACAAAAACTGTGGATGAACCAGATGCGATTGGAGCTGAATGAGATGGACATGGAGCGCCTGGCAACAAGTGTCCAGTATTATTATCACCTTGTCTGCTTACTGGAATTCCATTTGCAAAAACATTAGGTGAACCTGCTGCACGAGTCATACCACTACAGTGTGCTACATCAGCATCACCAATCCTAGTTACTGCCGGCATATCCTCTTTCCCTCTTCATTAATTCTTGTAACTTGTTATTATAACTTTCCATTATCTCATGTTCCTCTTCCGTGTGAGGGTCTGGTATAATGTCTGGTTCAAATCTTATAAGGTTATCAAACTCCATAGGGATATCATTCCAATCATGAAACTCCATGTAGTTGACACCATCTTTTATTAAATACAATCCCTTCATTATGCTAACTGGTAGAACCTACCCATGTCTCCATATCTACCATGATTCCACATTGTAAATATCATGTTGCGGTTACCCGATTCTTTACATGAGATATGAATCCAAGGAAGTCCTGTCCCTGTGTTTTTAAATTCTAGAATCAATTGGTCATGAGGAACATTCTCACGAATCCAAGTTGCAATATCCAAGTAATCAGATTTTGCGACACCAGAGAACTGCATGTCTGCCGCCTGTCCTCTTTCGTGTTGTGAGGTTCCGTTACCTCTTCTGAATGCAGAAGTCACAAACATATTTGGATACTGTGCCTTGATTGGTTCAAGAACATTGTTTGCAAGAACAGATAGATTATCAATAATCTGTTGTTCCGTATTACCGTGTTGTAAATGAACAATACGATTCTTAGTTACTACCGCACTACTTGAGATATCACGCAACTTAAAGTTAGGTGAGATTTGAAGACGATAGTTAATACCACCAATGAATGTTCCGTCTGGGTTATAGTTATTAGGATCAGTTGGGTTTGGTGATACCGAAGTGTTTCCAGCTTCTGGTTCTGAGATGTATGGATTATCCGTAGTCGTATGGTCACCCCTATCATCTACAGGAATTCTAGGTTGTGCGACAACACCCCTTGTAGCATTCTGTAATGTGTAACTTCCTTCCAATGCATTGAAAGAATAGTCAGACATAGAGGATGGACGAATCTGTCCACTGGTTACCGCAGCACGAATATCATCTAGTGATAACTCTTCATCATCGTTTGCATGGAACTCATCATCATCTGTCAAAGGAACAAATGGTTTTGGTTCTAGAACTTCTGCACTCTTAGGTGCTTCAAGTGAAGTTGGGAATCCAGCAGTATCAAGTTCCGTAGACTCAATCGTCCATGCCTTGATACCAGTATCCAAAGTTCCACTATCAACATAAGTCATTGCTGGTGCGATACCAACAACTGCTGGAGCAGGGGATGTTCTAGGAACAATCGCTTCAATGGTTACCGCACTTCTACCATTCGTATTCAAGTCTACGGTAGAACCGTCAATATCAATTGCACCAGAGGCACCAACCTTTAGAGTTGCGTTTGCGTCAAGTTGCATTGCACCAGTAGATGCAGCAGTATAAGTTCCCTCTGTAATAAAACTAGAGTTACCAGTAATCTGTGTTGCGTAGGTTCCGTCAACTTGTTTGACATAGTTTCCATCTATCACCATGTCATAGTTGCCAAGAACTGAGTTTGTGAAATCAGATGCGGTAATGATTTGCATGTTACCATCAGACTGCATCAACATCTTACCTACAGAGATTTGCGACATTGTAGTCTGTGCAGTTTGTTCGATAGATTGGTTTGCGAACATACGAATGTTCTGTCCAGCATGGAAGTCAATATTCTTTCCGACATTGAACTTGAGGTTCTCATCAATCTGTGCATCCATGTCACCCCGAACATAGAGTGATGCATCACCATCTACAAAGACTTGAACATTGCCCCGAACACGAAGTTTCTTATCCTTATGAACAATCTCATAATCTTCTCCGACAACCTTAGTTACCTTTGAACCGTCTGGGTGAACTTCATAGAAAGTTCCAGAACGATGGTATTCATGAATACGTTCTCTGCCTGGAGTATCATCAAATTCTTGGATGTGTCCAGATTCAGTTTCACGAACATGGTTGAATGGATACTGAGCACCGTAGGTAGAACGAGGTTCACCAGTGAGGTCATCAAGTGTTTCTCTTTTCCGTTGAACCACTGGATGTTGGTTACGCAAATCATTTGCGGCAAGTCTATTGGTATCTGGTTCGTTTACCCTACGAGGATAAAACGAGTTAGGGTCAGAGAACCCTTGAAGACTGTTTGTTCTAGAAACAACTACTTCTACCTCTGCACCTTCTGAGGGTGCTTCATCAAATACGATTTTATTATTTTCAATTCTATATGCCATTATGCAACTCCAGTTTCAGTGGCATAGTCTGCAAGAGTAATAGAACCACTGCGTAATCTAGATGGGGGAGTCTTACCGAATGCAGATGGATAGAAGTGTCCACTGTCACCTTCAATCTCATTGACCAATCCATAGGTTGCAAATGCAGAACGAGCAGTTTGTGTATATCGTGCCGTTCCACGAGAACCGTCATCATAAGTCTGTCCATCATTGTAGTAGATAGTTAGGTCGATTGCAGATGCGTAGTTATGCCAAGAGTATCCTGGTTCTGCTGCGTATCCACCTTGTCCTTGTGCCCAACGAGTTCTCAAATCTTGTTGTTGTCCAAGTGAACGATAGGCAAAAGAAATATTACAATCCAGTTCTGGTCTATTGTCTGCAAGGAACTTCTTAATACCATTGGCGAATCGTTCTCTGAGTTGAGGTGCAAGAGTATTAACCTTAGATGCAATGTTAGATGCAAAACGAGATTGCGAGAAATCATCTGCTGTATAATTTGTTCCACCAGAATAAGAAGTCTCTGAGAGTTCAATATTATTTGGAGATGATGGGGCAATGTTAGATGCAGATTGAACCACACCATTGACACGAACCATCACTGTAGCATCTGTAGTATCAGTTGGTGTTGTGAAGTCTGTGGTATTACCGTCTGCAATAACTGTTGTTGTCAGAGGTTGCGTATCGGGAATTCGTTGAGAGGGGTCATATGTATAAGGAGACTCACCAGCAGGAGTAGAGGTTGGAGGAGCAATGCCAGGCAGAGTTCCAAATATCATTGGTTCTTGCATGAAGTCTGGGTCTCTCCAGAATCCAATCACCCACGTTCCTTCAATCGGGCCTGTAGGAGAAGAACCAATACCACCAGCAGATGCTGAGGTTGTTGGTTGAATACAGAACGCCCAAGGTAAGTCGATTGTAGGAAGTTTTGTTTTATCTTCAGTATGATAACCATAGACACGACAACGCACACGTCCAAGTGCTAGGGGGTCGTTGCGGTCTTCAACCACACCAATCCACCATACGAAACCGTCACGTCCTACAAAAAAATTCATTGACATAAAAAGAAATCCCCTTTGCATCTATTTATGACACAAAGGGGAACGTCTTTTAAATCAAGTTAAAGTTTATCGGTTACACACATACATCGTAACTTCAAACCCAAATCTCATTTCTGTTGCTGTAGGTTTAGTCCACATAATCATCTCCT